CTCAGATGGTACACATAGTCATATGAACGTAGGAAACTACGCTAAACAGAAAACCAATGATAAAAGTTTCATTGAGTCTTCTGACATGACAGCATTCACTGATTTGTTCCCAGCAATAATTCAAAAAGAATTATTATTTAAACTGGAATCAGATTCTGAACTTGCTAATGCATTTTGGACACTTCTTGCGAAGCGCCAATTTACAGTGGCATGGTCAGGTGAATCTATCACATATGGTACAGGACAGCCAATGGGTGCATATGCATCCTGGCCGTTATGTACGTTAGCCCATCATTTAATAATGCATTATTGTTTTTATAAGGGTAAAGTTTTACACCCTAATGAAAACTATCGCATTATTGGTGACGACAATGTCACGGTAAATAAATCCGTGTCAATCCTATATAAGAAGACACTCGCAGCCATTGGCTGTGAGTTGAATCCTTATAAAGGAACTAGTTCGGAAGAGGGGAACAAGTTCTCCTCAGCCGAAGTGGCTAAGCGACTATACCTTAATGGTATAGATGTTTCGCCGCTGACGCCCGGTTTATTAAACTCATTGGTTAATCCTAGACTAGTTAATACTGGTCTAAAGGATTTAATCCTTACGTTTGATAACCCTGCGCTACCCGTCTACATACTAGATAACCTTATCCGTGAGGATAAGAGAGATCTAGCTTGGATGCTTTGTACTAACCCATTTAATGGGTCGATCAAGCCCGGAAATCCGGGTTATGAACGACAAGCCATTTATTGGGGTGATTTTGATGATAACGAATTATACGAATGTATGAGACGTTATCGGATAAAATCATTAGTAGACAAAGCAGCAGAACTACACAGTGATCCGGGAGGATTACTTGGACTTTGGGCCCGCTTACAAACGGTCCCCCAAAGTTCTATAGGTCTGCTAGGACAGAATGTAGAATCTGAGTCCGCACCTCAATATGCTATGACTAAAAGTCAAAAACATACACTAAAATTACTCTTTAGAGCAATTAAAGGTCTCAACGTTCCATACCGTAATATTTCCGATATGGTCCTGAGTGAGGTAGAATACTTGCCTGATCCGACATGTCCATTTATGGATATGAAGGACCTGCGTAGTACTCGAGCGTCTCTACTCGTAGAGAAGGTTCACACCTTCCTAGAGGAGAAGAATGACATATATGACTTAGAGTGGAAATGTCCACCGGGGTTAAATATTTAACCTCGACCACATATGCGTTACTTCTTAACGCAAACGGACTTGTGGCCTTCCCGAAAGGGAGGGCC